GCCGCGATTGCAGCGACAGACGTTTGGCTATCAACCATAGTAGTAACTCGCGATCGGCTGAAACAGCCCGTTGGTCAGGCGCTCGGTTGTCACGCCGGTCGTTTCCCATGCGTGGATGAAGCGATCGTTGGGCAACATCATGCCGACGTGGGCGCCATAGCCCTCGACCCTAAATGTTACGAGAGCGCCAGGCGTTCCGATGGGAACGCGGCGCCACTTGCGCTGCTTGTCAGCGATGAGAGCCTCGATCTCCTCAAGAGACCCAGGACAGTCGAAGTCTGGAACGTCATTGCCGGCTCTGCGAAAGAGCTCCTTGACGAGACCGTAGCAATCGTATGCTTCTGGGCCGCGAGCGCCCCTGACATAGGGTGTTCCGAGAAGGTCGAGATACTCAGGGACGGTCAGATTAAGCATCCTGCATTATCGCATGTGTTACAGGCAACATGCAAGCTAGATGTTCATGCGAACCAGACCAGGCAGCGCCCTGAAGTTGATGGTGTTGTTCTTGGCCGCACAGCCGTTGGGACCGTCCTTGGAATAGTCACACACGGTCGCGGGGCCGGTATACTGGCAACCATATCCACGGAATCGCCATGCACACCGATCCTGCCACTGGCGGTGCTTGGGGAACTGAATGCCCAGCGGGTTCTCCGAGCCCAGCTGAAAGGTCACCACTCCTTCCTTTGCGGAAGATTGCGTGATCTGGAAGCGCTCCTGCATTTCGGGAGGATCGGAAAGCCTGTCACTGTTGGCGACCGTCATCTGAACTTCGGATAGAATGCCGCCGGCGACAGCCTCCATCTTACTCTGGATCAGACCGATCTGATCCTGCGCAGTGATGCTGACGTTGGGTTCTGAGTTCTGCCTCTGGTCGATGTTGAACTCGAAGTTGCCGGCGATATAGGTGATGGGATTACCCAGCTCATCCGTGCCGAATACTACGTTCTCGTTGTTGCGCACAATCCTTAGAGTTTCAACGACCTGACGGGTGTTCGGGTCGATGACGAACACATCCAGGAAGATCAACCAGGGAACATCGGAAGAGATCCTGTTCTTGTCGATAACGGATGCGACGGTGAGATTGTTGGACATTAGACTTCGCTCATCTTGATCTTGATCGTCCACATGCGATACTGACCGATACCCGTGTAGTCGGCCTTGAAATCGTCAAAGCGAACTTGGTGCGTCAGGCCGGTGATCTGATCGACCCATGTGAATGCCTTGTCCATCTGGTGATCCTCCCAGAAGGCGTCAAGGATCAGATAGTCAGAGTGAGGAATGCTGATGAAGCCAGTCTCGAACATGCGGCGACGCTTGCGCGTGAAGCGACGCCGGCGAAACTCATACCCACCGTCGGTGTCGGCCTTGAGAACATTTTCCTCAGCCTCGTTCTTGTAGAGCGAGGGGCTTTCACCCTGAGTGAGGGTCGGTGGTGTGGGGAAGTTTGCCATTAGCCCTTACTCATGCTTGCTAAAACATCGCGCAGCGGCCCCTGCTTCTGAGCAGCCTCGACGACGACATTGACGATCATCTCGCGCCCGTCGAAGTCAGGCTGACCCTGCTCCGCGGAAAGCTCGGTGTTCGAGTTGTTGATGACGTTCACGGTGACAGGCGGAACGGCAGTGTGGCCACCGGCGCGAAGCTTGGCAGAGATCATCTTCTGATGCTCCTCGGTGAGCACAGCTTCGCCTTCCATTCCGATCATGGGAACTTCGCCAGGGCGCAGAGCACGACCGCCTATCGAATTGGTGCCGGTGTGGTAGCTCTTGGCCTTTGCGAACATGGCGGTATCGACGGTGGCGGTCTTGGCGAGATTTCCAATGATGCCGCCAATATGCCCAATGGTGACGGTGCCAGTGCGAGGCGCGGGAGTGTTCACTTCTCGACTAAAGCCGATGTTGCTGTTCGGGTTGGCCGGCGAACCGGAGAAACCCGCGCCGATCTGACCCTTCAGGAAGTCACCGAAGGAAACCGGGGAACCGGAACTATTGTTGGCGAGACCCAGCGCGCTCATGATCGCGTAGGCGACCATAGCCTTGACTATAATCTTCACGATCTCCTTGATGAGGCCGGCCGCAAAGTCCTGGAAGGAGAACTGGGCGTCGAACATGCCATCAACGAAGCTGTTCAGCGCGCCGGAAAGAGCGCCCTCGATGTTCTGGCCGAGACGAGCCCAGTCACGGGCCATCTTGACGGTCTGGCTTTCGTTCTCGCGGGCGAGTTGAGCGCTACGAGCACGATACCACTCATCGTAGCGCTGCTGAACCATCTGGCGCTCTTGAGCGGAGAGGTTGGCGGTGTTAAGAGCCTGAAGACGAAGTTCATTCTGGCGCTCAACCTCGCGATCAAAGTTCGCCTGGCGAGCCTCGTCCTCGTCCATGAGCGAGATCTTGATGTCCTCGGTCATCTGACGCCATGCGTCCATGTTCCGGCCAGCATCAAGGCGAGCCGCTGCCTGCGTCGCCTTTTCGATCTCGATCACGGTTTCGGCGATCTTCTTCGGGTCGGCAGTTCGCACAGCGTCGTTGAGCTTGTCAGCATACTGGGCGCTCACCTGACCCGTGCGATCAAAAGCTCGAACTGCGGCGCCGGTGTCGTCTGCCTGGAGCGCTCGCCACAAGCCATTCGCTGCCTCGGTGGTCTTGGACACCTCAGCACGAAGATCGCGCATACCCTTGCCCCAGTCCTTATCCACATTAAGCTGGTCGATCCGACGGAAGCCGTCTTCTAGAGCCTTGATCTCCTGTTCGGTCGCGTCGCTGAACATACCCGCTTTCACGCGAGCCTGAAACTCTGCAAGAGCGCCCTCAGCACCGGTCACCTCGGCTGCAAGCTGTGCGATATCGCCAGTCTGCTGGGCGATCATCTGCGCATACTTGTCGCGAGCGTTCTGGTATTCAGTAGCAGCTTTGTTTGCAGCGGCCCCAGACTTCTTTTGACCATCTGCGCCGGCATCACCCGCACCGACGGCTTCGTTACGAAGGCGGGCGGTCTTGTCGGCCAGGCTCTCAGTCTCATCTGAGTTGCCCTTGAGAGCCTCCTTCATGCGAAGAAGACCATCGAGAGCGCCCTGGTTGTTTTCGCTCCGAGCCTTCGCGATGCGCCGGTCCAGCGCCGCCTCGGCGCGCTGCACGGCCGCGCGACGGGTGTCGGCGAGCTTCTGGGCAGCGGCTTGGATCTCGGCGTCAGTGGAGTTCTTGTCGGTAGCAACCTGACGGTATCTGTTCTCCTCGTCGCGGGTTGCCTCATTGATCCCGCTTTGGATCGTTCTCACGCCATCTTCCGCAGCCTGCCTTGTAAGCTGCTGGCTACCCTGAGTTACGCTGCGGCTGTTGGTGGCAATCTGCCTGTTGCGGTTGGCAATACGAGCCTGGGTTCGACGCCTCTCCTCATCGTCAAGCTCAACAAATCGCTGCGTAGGACCATCGGCACTACGACTGGTCACCCAGCGACCGCCGCGCTTGAGGATGTCTGCGTCCCTTTTGTTGTCTTCGATCAGCTGCTGGTTTTGGGCGACCACAGCTTCCATGTCTGCAAGATCCCCGATGCCCTGCCGGAGCCGAGCTGCCGCTTCAGCCGCCCTGTCGGCCCTGTTTTCGAACACGCCTGCGGCCTCAGCTGCCGCGTAGAGAGCAATGACGATCAGGCCCAGCGGCCCGAGAACAAGGTTTACGGCAACAGCCATCCCTCGCGCGGCTGCGGCGCCTGCAATGGTTGCTGCGGTCAGAGCCTTTTGAGCCAGGGTGGCCGCGCCCTTTGTAACAGTCTGCCTCGCTGTTGCGGCGGTCTCTACGGCAGCGGCTCGCGTGGCCGCAGCCGACGCCGTTGCAAGCTGGGCCTTGCTTGCAGCAAGAGCCCTTTCAGCCTGGGCAAGCCGAATGGACGACAGGGTCTCGGCGCTCTTGGCCGCTCTCAGCTGCTGAATGGAGGTCTGAAGCCTGACGTTCGTAGCGATATTGGCCTGAGCCTGAACCTGAGCCTGTCTGGCAGATGCAACCGCCTGGCGCTCAGCAAGAACTTTTTGCCTTAGTGCCTCCGTTTCAGCCTTAATATTTAGAGCCTTCTGCGTTGCGAGAATGGACTCCTGCCTTGCGGCTGCAAGGTCTCTCTGAACCATCGCAGCGCGACCATTCTGGATCGCAATTTGATTGCGCATCGCATTGGCGTATTGGGTCGTCCTCTGCGTCATGGTGAGAAGGGACGCACCGATCGGGCCAGAAGCGGCGGCAAACGATCGACCCAGGCCGGCCACGACACCAATGCCGCTAGAGAGCGTTGCGAACATCCACTGCAAAACCGCAGCGGCCTTGAAAGCAAGAAATCCAGACAAGGCAACCTTCAGCGCAAAGCCGATCTCATCCCTGAAGCGAATGATGAGGGAGCCGACGTTTGCCAGCGCAGTGAACACGGTGTTGACTGCCGAACCAATGTCAGCCGCAAACTGCCTGCCCTCACTGGATTGCATGAGCGCATTGAGTTCTTTTAGAGCATTCTTGGTGCTCTCGAACAGCCCCCCCTCGGTAGCCTCGCCATCCTTGAGGCCGGTAAAGACCGTCGCCATCTCCATGACGTTGGTCTTGAAGGTGGCAAGTTGACCGGTCAGGGTCTGAGCCATGCGCTCACCGGCGCCGCCATAGAGCCGCTCGAACTCCATGAACATGAGCTCCAGTGCGGGCTTGGCCTGCACGCCGCCCTTGGAGACGAGGTCGCTGAATTCCTTGACCGACATGCCCATTGCGCGCGACATGTCAGCAATCGCAGTCGGCACAGCTTCACCCAGCTGCTGGCGAAGCTCTTCCATCGAGATCACGCCCTTACCGGCCATCTGCTGAATGGCGATCGCAGCGCGGTTCATCACGTCAGAGGTGCCACCGAAGGCAGCAACAGCGTTTGTCAGAGACTTAAGAGATCCGTCAGTGGGATCCAGACCGCCGGCCTTCATCTTCACGAACGCATCGGCAAGAGCATCCACAGCGAAACCACTGCGACGCGCCTCTGCGAAGATCATCTTGAGGTTGGCGGCGGCTTCCTGAGACTTGCCTGCCTCGGTGGTCGCGTTGGATAGACCCTTCATCAGGATCGTCAGGCGCTCGACCTGTGCAGACTGCTGGAGCAGGGAACCGACCCACCCCACGGCAATGTCGCGCACGTTCAGGATCGCGAGGCGGATGTTACCCAGGATGAGAACGTAGTCACGCAACTTCTGAAGCGGCGTGGACATCGAGGAGTTGAGGTTGTTGAAGCTGCGGCCGAGCGTCTGGACCGATCGGGAGCTTGAGTCCACCTGACCCTGAAACACCCGCATCTGGGAAGCCGCCGCATTCATGCGCCCACTGTAGCGACCCGTATCGAGGTCAAGGACAACTTGAAGACGACGACTTACCACTGCTCAATCACTCCGTATGCGTGTCGGTCTCCACGCGCTCTTCGGAAAACTTCTTCCGCAACTCGTTGAACTTGGCGTCGTCGAAGCCCTTTTCGATCAGCACCGTTGTTCCAATCTCACGCTTGAGAGCCTCAAGCGCCCTCGCTCTTGCTTCACCAGCTTCGGGAGATCCGGCGAGGAACGCCATAATCAACCGTTGCTCAGACTCGGCCCTGAGACGATCCACCTGCCGATTGAACGACCAGAAGGTGGCGAGAGGCATCTTCAAGACCTCGAAGTATCCCATCCCGAACTCTCGGCAGATCCGAGCGATAAAGAAGGGCAGATCGACCCCCGTTAGCTCTCCGTCGGGGTTTGTTCGTTTCCCTCGTCGCCTTCGACTTCGGCGGCGCCATCGTTGTTGATCTTGGCCGACATCTCGTTGAGCCAGGCGAAGACCGAGAACATCTTGGGCGTCTCAAGCTCATCGACGGGGAGGGTGGGAAAGAATTCGAGAATGGCGTCGCGGATCAGCGAGACGATATCGACGACATCGGTTTCCTCACCGGAGAACTGGCCGGCAGCGACCATCTTCTCATGCTGAGCGGCGCGCTTCTGCTGTGCGATGAAAAGCTCCACGGTCAGCGTGCGCATGTGGTGCTTCACGCCCTTGTGAACGATGGCGATTTCGCTTTCGGCGAGCTCCAGCTCGTCGAGGTTCAGAACGCGCGGATCAGTCTTATTACTCATGAAAAAATTGCCCTAGTTGGAGATATGGGAGGGGAGGGGAGCGATCTCCCCTCCCGCTCGAATTAGGCGCCGGTTGCGCTTTCGTCGCCGAGCAGCCACAGCAGGTCGCTGGTCAGATCGACGTAGCCGGTGAACTCGACCTGATAGACGCGCTGTTCGTCGTGCTTGAACGAGAACTGCATGTCGCCCTTCGGCATCGCGATCGGGATCACGACGTCCTTGCTGGCGTTGGTCATGCCCTTCGGGCGCAGCTGAAGCTTGCCGGCGAGCGAGCGCAGCGACGTGCCGACCGCGGCCGGAATGTTCAGCTTCTTGGAGGTGGTGCCAACCAGGGTGGCGCCCGGAATCACCGCGGCAAGCTTGGTGAGATCGCGCTCGGCCATCGGCACGGTGACCTTGACCATACGGCCCTTGATGACGTCGTCGATGATGGTGTCGCCGAACTGGTCAGCGGTGATCTGAGCCACTTCAGTCGAGAACTCGACTTCCACGCCGCCCTTGGTCAGGCCAAGGTCGGTCGTCTTGAAGGTCACGTTGCACGGACCCATTTCCAGGTTTTCTACACTCGTCGGCATTTCAAAAAACTCCCATGGGGTAAAGCTGCTTTCTCGCTATCATAACATGCATGCGTGTCACTTGCCACCCGTTTTAGGTAAGCTTGAACGCAACCCGCATCCGCACGCTGGTCTCAAGCTCATCGCTGTCCATCGCTGGATAGGTAGCGGGCAGGGTCAGGGGATACATGTGCGTGATCGTGATGCCGCTGCCCTGATACTGCTCGACACGCAGAACATCGCTTGCTGCCTTTGCCTTTGCCCAGGCAGCTGCGGGGTCGATGTCACGCACCACGATCTGGAACTGGTGGACAACAAAGCCATCGAGACCCTCGTCAAGGTCAGCCCCGAACAGGGGGTCGATCAGAGAGATGCCCCTGCGCACATCGTGCGGCATGGTCCCGACGAACAGGTCTGTGCCGATTTCGGCAATGCCAGCGGACTGGATCAGCGTTGCCGCTTCGTAGAGGTGTTTCATCGCATCAGCGCCCTTGCAAGTTCATCGAGAATGTCGCCGCCCCAGTCGTCGAATTCTGCCTCGTAGTCCTCAAGCGCACGCTCAAGGAACAAAGGGCCGACCCTAACTGACGGATTGGAAGCCTGTTTCGCACGCGAAGCCTTGCCCAGATTGTAGGAGAAGCTGTTGTGGATGAAGTCGAGATACCTATCCACGTTGACGGGGCCGACCCGACCACCGACCATGACGGTTGCCTCGATCCGGCCATTGTTGAACTGCTCCTCGACGCGGTGCGAGCGCTCAAGCTCAAACCGCGGGGGATCCTTGGTGGTTCTGCCCTTGAAGTCCACAGGAGCCCCGTCACGCGAGCGCTCCATGACCAGGCGAGCCACCTCGCGCATGTGACGCAGGCAGCGCTTGCCAACCAGCTTGCCCTCACGCCGGAAGGTTGCTGCCACAAGGTTGGGGTTGTCGCCGGTGAAGTAGAGGCGTGCCATCAGATGTCGCCCTTCAGGTTCCCGCCGATTTCCTGATGGTGCGCGCGACCCATCACGTCCAGGCGATCATGAACACTCTCGACCTCAATGTGCCGGCCGCGCACGACAAGCACATCGCCCCGCGAAATCTTGACCAGCGGCCCGATCAGGATCTTTGCCTGAAGGGCATTCATGTCTGCCGCGCCCCTGGTTGCGGAGCTATCGGCACGCACGGACGTTTCGACCACCTGGTCAGCCAGGTGGACAATCGAGATGGAAACAGGCTCACCTGGTGCGAAGATCTCGCGACCATGGATGTCACGCCGCGGGAGCTTGCGCATCAGAATGCCAGCAGTGTTGGGTCGAAACGACATTCAGTCCTCCATCTCTCTAACGGTGACGATCGCCTCGCTAGAAGGGTGGAAGACCTCCTCTCGAACGTCGTAGTAGAGCGGGAGATCGGGCTCGGACCCACCGCTGACAATTGCGACCCGCTCCCCGAACCACTTGTAGTCGGGGTTGGGGTGATCGATCCAAACAACATCGCGACCGAAAGAGGCGACCACGTCCATGTATACCTCGTTGTAGGTGTTCAGGAGGTGCTGCCGGTATGTGTCCCGAATGTGCTTGGATGCCTTGAACTTGCGGCCCATGCGATCGACGAAACGGAATGCCGGCATCTGCCGGTCCTCGATCATCACCTGTGCCGCTGCGCTCGAAACAGAATGCCTGCCAGACCGAACGTAGAGATCGATCCGCTGTGCGGTGGACTGGATGTGCTGGGCCATCGTCATGATGTCCCGCTCAGCCTGAGCCGCCAGCATCCGCGTGACGTAGTATGTGCTCGAAAAGATGAACTCTGCGAAGCGATCTTCGATCACATCGTCTGGCGCCCCTAGGTCAGCCAGAGCGTCGCTGTAAGCGCGTCTGGCGACCTCTGCGGTGTCTTCGTTGATCTGACCCTGCTCGCTGCCCAGAAACGACCGTGCAGCCCCTTGAGCGACCGCGAGAGCTTCGTTTCGAAGAGTCTCGTCTGTTGGGCCTCTGCGAAACACAGAGTCGCTTTGGGCGCGAAGAACATCGAGAAAGTTGGCGTATCGATCGACAGCGGCCGAGGCCATCTCTGCAAGCTCAGGAATCATGCGCGACGAATGCCGACCTTGAGATACACGTATCGCTGCACTTCCTGATATGCCTGCTTGCTGATGGGCAGATTGAGGTAAGGCTTGGAATCGAAGAACGCCGAGCTTTCGCCCACGGTTTCCGAGATCAGGCCGGCGCGGCGCTTGTCACCGATTGCATCACCGCCGAGGAGCACCGAAGCTTCCGCCAGCTGAGCGCGCTTGAGAGCCCTCTTGAACGCGGCCGGCAGCAGGCTGAACTCTTCAGGGGTCAGCGTCGAAACGCGAACCCTGCGACCACCGCGGTCCCAGAAGATTCCCTCGTCGCTGCCCAGACCCCAGTATGCCTTGTCCTGGTTATCGATCGTGCCGTTGTAGCCAGGAACCTTGTAGGACATGCGACAGAGGTTGCGGAATGCCTGAGCAAGCGCGCGGCATTGCTGATCCCGATCGACACCATCCCAGCCAAGAAGCGTCGAGAACTCGGTGCGAATGGCGAGCGCTTCAGGGTAGGTGACGAAGCTGTTGGTCATCACGGCCAGCGGCTGCGAGGAGACCACAAGAAAGTAGTCCCGCACCTCGATCTGGTCGCCGGTTGCACCCGTCAGGTAGACGACGATCTCGCGGCCGGCGTTGACAGCGTCGGCGGGTAGCGAAAGCGCGGTGGCATCCACATCGAAGGAGACGAAGTCTTCTGCGGGATTGAAGTCGACAATGGCACCGGCGTCGATCTGCACGCCTTGCTCATCGAACAGCCCCCAGCTGGCCGATACAGCGGGAATTCGGACGCCTTCGGCATCGAGGATCGAAATGATGAACCTCGAAGGCTGGGATGCTGTTCGATTGCTGAGCATTAGGAGACCGCCAGTCGAGTCTGAGCAGCGAGGATCTCTTCGATCAGCTCACCGATCGCGCGACCCTTGACGCCGAGGGGCTTGGCAATTTCGCGAAGACCGCCGATCCCGTCGTTGGCACCGATGGCTTCGAGTTCAGCGCGGGTGTAAACCACGGCGTTATCGATCTGCTGCTGGGCCTTCTCCTGGGCTTCCTTGAGGGCAGCGGCGTCACGCTCAGCGCGAGCGGCCTCTTCCTCTTCGAGCTTCTGGCGGTCAAACTCGAAATCAGCCTTCTCCTGCTCTGCGTTCTTGAGCGGAGCGGTGACCTGGATGTCCTGGCTCTGGATGAAATTGTGAATGGCCGAGGGGCCAACCTGCTCGCCGGTCTCGTGGTTCACCAGAATGGTGCTAGATCCAATACGGGCGATCTGACGCGCCGTCAGAGGCTCGACGCTGACGCCATCCTTGAAGACAGCGCCATGACCCAGGGAGCCGGTGAAGTTCAGCCAGTTCGGCGATGCGAGACGGCAGACAAAAAGCTTTTCCATGATAATCCTCAAAAGAGAAGGGGCCGAAGGTCGAAAAACCTCCGACCCCTTCCAGGGCAACCAGTGCATGCGTGGCGCTAACCACGCATACCGATTAGATGTTGACGACGCCCTTCAGGCGGGCCAGCGAGCGGGTGCTCTTCAGAGCGGTGCCGCAATACCACTTCATGCGGTAGCGCTCAGCGTCCTTCGACTGAAGGGTGCCGATGGTCTGCACGCGGATACCGGCCGACGGGCCACCGAAGATGCCATGCACGCCGTCGGCTTCGTTGAAGCGAACCGCGTAGATCGAGCAGGTGTTCGAGGCCGAACCCTGATCTTCATCGCCAGGCAGGAAGTCGTTGACGATGATCGGGATGCGACGGTAGGCCGGCACGTTCATGCCGTTGCCAGGCAGGGTGACGTGGTCGGGATTGGTGCCGCCCAGGTTGCGTAGCATCGCGAGGATGGCGTCATGGGTGCCACCGCGCATCACGAGCGCGTCGGGGCCGAGGGGAACGCGACGGATCAGGGCGTCGAGCATTTCGAAGGTCAGGGCAGCACCGTTGGCGCCAGCGGTCAGGATCTGGTCCGAGGCGGTGCAGAGCGAGCGCAGGCCGTCGAATTCCTTCGGCGAGGTGGCCGAGTTGCCGATCGCGAGGGTGCGGTGGAACTTGCGAGCCATGCCCTTCGCCTTCGCAGCCACCTGGATGGCGGTCTGGTCGTTGGTGTCGTCCATGGTTTCGTCGAGGAAGTTGTCCACGTCCACGTCACCGATCAGGATGCGCAGCTTGGCGACCACTTCTTCGAAGGTCGCGCCACCTTCCGGCACGTCCTCGTAGGGATCGAGGAATTCGGCTTCCGAGAGAGTGTTCTCGCGGTTATACATGTAAGCCTTGCCGACGATGCGCTTGAACGGCATCAGGGCAAACATGGCATCGTTGTCGATGATCTCTTCGATCACGCCCGCTTCGAGGACGTTGTTCGAGAGCTTTTCGGCTTCAGCGCGAAGCAAGGGCATGTCGAAACTCCTAGTTGTTCAGATGGAAATCTGTGTGTCGGACATCATGATAACAGGTTCCGAGTGCATGTGCAACGGCACACATGCACCCAGATCCTATTTACTTGGCTCGAAGGGAGCGAATGCCCTCTTTGAGACGCTCGTGACGCGACTTTGCCGGTTGGCTCGGCTTGCCGTCCTGGGTCTTCGATCCGGCGCCAGGGGTGACCTTGGTCTTCAGGAAAGCGTCACGATCCTCGTCAGCTTCGATGACCGACTTGATCGCTTCGTTGAACGGGAGCGGGTTGCCCTTGGTGTCCATGACCTTGGCGCGGCCGGCGGCGTCAGCGGGCTTGTCGTAGACCACGATCTGACCATTCTCGATCTCGACGTGATCGCGGAACAGGCGCTGCGCCTTCGGACCCGACAGGATCGTTTCTTCCTGAAGGAACTTCGAGTTGGCAAAAGCCGTGTCGATGAGAGCCTGGTTCAGACGCTCCTGGGCGGTGCGAGCGGCCTCTTCCGCTTCAATCCGAGCCTTTTCAGCTGCGGCGATACGGGCGTCGGCTTCAGCCTGCTGGAGCTCGCGAAGCTTCTCGAAGTTGCCTTCGGCCTTCAGCTTTTCCTTCTCGGCTTCGGCCGCTTCCTTCTTGGCCTTCTCGATCTCGGCCAGTGCAGCGCGAGCGGCTTCGGGGTCGAGGCCGTTGAACTTGGCCGCGAGAGCCTTGGCTTCTTCGAGTTCAGCCTGGAGGGCAGCGAGGCGATCGGCTTCGGCCTTTGCGGCGTCGGCCTTGGCTGCATCAGCAGCCGCCTTGTCTGCGTCAGCGCGGGCAGCGGCTTCCTGTTCGAGCTTCGCCTTTTCTGCCGCAGCCTTCTCTGCTTCGGCGCGAGCAGCGGCTTCGGCAGCTGCCTTTTCTTCGTCTGTCATGAATTCCTTGCCTGGTTAGGGGTGACTTTGGTGCATGGAATGTAGCACACATGCACCCTGAGCCACAAGCCCTCAGTCGAGCATCGAATAAACCGCCCAGCTGTAGAGGATCGAAAGCAGCAAGCTGAAGGCAAGAATGCCGTAAACCCCAGGGACGGGATCTTCCCCGCCGCCAACTACACCAGCGAGTTCGCCCATCCAGATATTCGCGGTGACAAACATGGCGACAAGAATGAACCCGATGACGACCCAGAGCAGGAAGGCCATTAGTCTTCCTTTGCCTTGTCTTCAGCCTTCACCGAGCCCTTGTTGTTCTCGCCCTGCGAGTTCTTCTTGCCAGGAACACGACCGCGGCCCAGGGTCGGCTGTGCCTGACCAGGCATTACATCGAGCTCCGGCTCCTCCAGCCACTCGTCTTCGATGTCCTCGATGATCTCCTCCATGTCGCTCTCGGCCATCTGCGGGAACAGCTTGCGGGCAACACCGACCATCTGGGCCTGGCGAAGCTTCTTGGGCGCATTCATCACCGACAGGCGCTGCGCATTGTCCATCTCGTCAGCAAGGTTGCGAACGTCGAAGCTCTGGGGATACGTGACGTAATCCTCGATCTTCTCAAGCTCCAAGACCCTGCCGTTCCATGCCATGACCATGCGGATCAGGTTCTTCTCGACCATCTGGAGCGAACGCGCCTTGGCAGCGAGCATGGCGTTGAGCTTCTCGAAGTCATACGCCTTGGCAACGCCGGAGCTGTTGTCGATGCCAGCCGCGTTGTCTTCCTTGGTTCGCTCGCCGGCCATGCCGATCGAGTGATAGATCTCGCCCACGATCTTGGTGATCGTGGTGATAATCATCCCTGCCTGCTTCACGTCGGGCGAGATGAACTTCGGCTCGGCGCCGCCTTCAGCGTTGAAGGCGAACACGCGGTTGTGACCCATCTGCTGGATCTGGTTGAGCTCTTCGTTGCCCTCGTCGTCATCGTCATTGCCGGCGGTCGGCAGCAAGCCCTGGAACGGGATGGCCAGCTGGCTGAAGGTCTGGTCCTGAATGATGACGTCGAGGTTGGACAGGTAGTTCGCGACGGCGCGGTCCATGTAGGCGACGTCTTCGAGCAGGCCAGGGACGGTGTAAAGCTCGTCGGACGCCATGTGATCCGCAGGGAACACCGGAACCATGCCGAGGTTGTGCTCGCCGTAGTCTGCAAGCGACGCGGTTTGGTCCTTGCCCTCACCATCGACCTTGATGACGGCCCAGAAGGTCTTCGTCCACAGACGAAACTGCTCTTTGACCTTGCCGGTGCCGTTCAGGGGATCTTCGTCGTCGCGCTTGAACTCGCCATTCAGGAACCACTCAAGCTCGCCATCTTCGTCATAGGCGAAGTCGTAGACCTGGGTCGGCTTGAGGAAGTAGGCGTAGGTGCGACCGCCAGATGCCTTGCGATCGGCTTCGCTCAGCACGCCGGCCGGAACATTGTTGTCCACCACGATCCAGATCCGGCCCAGACAGCTGGTCCAGGTCGAGATCGAGTCCATCAGATCGACGATGGGGCGCTTCATCATGGTGGCGGCGCCCCAGAACTCCTTGATCTCGGCCGGCAGTTCCTTCTTGTCGCGGCGTTCGATCGAGCCCTTGAAAACGTATTTGTTCACCAGGCTCACGACTTCGCGGCTATGCGGGAAGCGGTATGCCCGCTTCTTGCGCTCGGCGAACTCGCGCGGACCTTCCTTGTGGTAGGTGAAGAGGTTCTTCTCCATCCACTCGCGACCGCCCTTGTAGCAAGACTCCATGAACCGCCAGTGTTCAACGGAATCGTCATACTCAGGGTGCCGACGCTTGGTCAGCTTGAGCAGGTGACCTGGTTCGGCCGCGATGAGAGATTGGAGTGTGAGAGCCATTGGGCCAGTATAGCCCAAGTGCATGCGTGTTGTCCACCACGCACGCCCTTTAGAACTTGAAGCCCACCAGCTTGCGGAACCTGTTGCCGTAAAGGAAGTGGATCGGATAACCGAGAGCGTCGGCCATGTGCTCTGCACCCTGGCTCTTATCGACCTGGGGAGTGCCTGGCTTGTAGATCGTCTGCTCAAGGCTCTCGATTAGCTTGAGGCAGCGCTCATCGACATACATTTTGGTCGAGCCATCGACGGTCTTGAACATGCCGTTGACGGTTGCGACACGGTCGCTGACGAGGGGGTGCTTCTTCTTGTAGAGAAGCTTGCGATAGCCGCGCTGACGGAACACGTCCAAGTCGGACTCACCGCGGCTCGAACTTCTGTTGGCGCCGGCGGGGTCGGGGTAGATCGTGATGTTCTTCTTGTAGCGGAAATACCGGCGATCGATTTCCTCGCAGACCTCAAGCACGTTCGAACTGGGCATGAAGATCTCGTCCACACACCAGACGTCGCCATTGGGCTGAACCTGCATGATGACCGAGGACATCGGATCGACGTTGAAGTCCTGCCCGATGATGATCGGCAGACGCGGGTTGAACGGATACTTGCCGACGTGCTCGCGTCTGTCGAAGGCGTAGTAGACGCGCCCCGACATGCTCTCGAAGCTCGCCTCGAACTCCTGTCGAAACGTCTTGGGATCGAGGTTGGCCCGCGCGTGCTTGATTTCGGACGGCGGAAAGAACGGCGACATGATCGTCGGAAACTGCCACGACCACCACTGACCGGTGCGGCGGTTCTTCTCGATCTGCCCCATGCGGTATAGTTCGTAGAAGTGGTTGTAGCTCTTGGGCGTGCCGATGATGAGAGCGCGACCCTTGGTCGTCGTGAGGGTCGGGTAGAGAACCTTTTCCCACACGTCGGGCCGGAAGTCCTGAAACTCGTCCAGGATCGCGAAATACAGCGCGCGGCCGCGGAGGGTGTCGGGTCGGTCGGCGCCCTTTAGCTGAATCACTGTCCCGTTGATTAGGCGGATCTCAAGCCTGGTTTCGTGCTTCTTCTTGACCCAGCTTTCGGGCAGAGCATCGACGAGCTCATCCCACATGATCTCTCGGGCCATCGAGAACGTCGGCGCCACATACCAGATCGTCCGCTTACCGCGACCACGAGCGGCCTTGATGATCTCGACCTTGGAGAGGTGCGTGTTGTGAGTGATGACCCCATTTGCGATGAAGGTGTGGTTACCCTCGACTTCGATGTCATAGGTGCGAACGGGCTGATGAGCGAAAACTTCAGTGACCACTTCCCAGCGCACATCGCAATCAAGCAGCGGATCAAAGAAACCCTCGACCCACTTGCGCATCGCGAGATAGCGCTTCACCGACATCCTCGAAGTCGATTGCTTGCGCCAGGAATTCAGCTGCTCGCGAAGCTCGCTCGGCATGCCGCGATGGTGTTTGGCGTTGTATCCACCAAACTTGCCGATCTCGCGCGGCTCATAGAGCGAGAGCTTCGCTACGAAATCATCATACGAGATGGGGAGATAATCGTTGCAGTTGCCACGCGATGCGCTCGCCCTATCCAAAGCCGCGCGCAGTCGCGTTTCTTTCCCGGTCACGCCGATGTGATTGGCGAACGAGCGGACGCTTTCTGGATTGCTGGTTGCCCAGGTCCAGCTCTGGAAAGGCTTTCCATCAACGCCAACGGCTTTGTGGATCTTGTGATAGATCGATCCGTGAACGCCGAACTTGGCAAGGAGGTCGGCGAGCTGGCGAACCAACTTCTCGTTAGCGAGACCAATCTGAATTGAGCCGGAGCGCGTTACGCACCCATCTGTGGCAAACCAAAGATTGAGGAAACGAGCCGTCTGATGTGCATTGAGCTGAAAGACGAAATCAGGAATGAACTTCGTCTTGCTGTCCTTGCCCCAGAGATCGAGGCTGCGAAGATACTCGCGAATAGGCGACGCTGCACGACTTGTGTTGTTGATTTTTCGTATGCGCCAATCGTATCCCGAATGCTTGACCATTTCGCATCCGAAACCAGCAACCGCCTGGTGCATTGCCTCGATTATCACCGGCGTGCCGTTCGAGAAACGCTCCTCACGCCCCTCCGCGAGCCACATCGCGAGAAAATCCAGCTCGTGGTCTGGGACGGATAGATCGCCAAAAGGCTGCGTTCTCGGGACGCCGATCAAGTCTCCAACCTTCACCTTGTCGGCGTTTACGAAGCGGTTGTTGACCAGGTGAGGATGGTGCGGCGTGGAAACAATGCTTCGCGCTGCCGTCTTGATCTCAACCGCCTCTCGAACCCCATTGCACTCCGCGCCAACTACCATTCGGGGTTGAATCTCGTAGGTGTCGGGGTTGAGGGACAAAACCTCGTCGCCAGCAGCAATCTGCTCAATGGGCTTGCGAGAGCCGTCGGCCATGTAGACCGGCGTTCCCTCGGCAATGCACTTGCCAAATCGCCGGCCAGCAACGAGCACCCTGAAACGAGCAGGGTGCCTCGAAACCTCTGCCTGAGCGGCGTGCAGCTTCAGGTTGATCTGGGGGACAGCGAAATAGGACATGTTCAGCCTTCTTCAGGCTCTTCCTCGTCGCCTTCGTAGTCTTCGTCGTCGCCCTCGAAATCCTCATCGTCCTGATCGTATTCGTGACCGTCATCGAGGGTTTCGAGATAACTCTCCTCGTTGGCCTCGCGAATGCGCTCAAGCTCTTCGGGGGTGTATTCGCCCACGTTGAGGTCGGGAAGCTCAGCGTTCTCGCCAAGCAGATCTTCGATGCCGAGGATGGCCCAGCTTTCGTTGCGAGCCTTCTCGACGATGCCGGTGGCGTTCTTCAAAGCGAGCAGATCGGCGTTGTGCGCAGCAATGCCGCCAGGGGTCTGCGAGCCCTCGATAACCTTCTTCATCGTCAGCTTGGCGATGACGTCATACCACTTGGCGTAGCTCTCGACCTGCTGGTTGGCCTGCTTGACACGCCGCTCGCGTTCCTCGCGAGCAGCGTTGTCGATGTCGCCGGTGACCTCCGAGAGACGCGAACCCTTCTTGATGCCGCGGGACTTCAAGCCCTTGTGGATCGCCTGACTGGACACCCCGAACTGTTCTGCAAGCTCACGAATATTCTTCTCACCGCGCTCAAACATCGTCACGATGTGAGCCCAATCAGTGGGAGTCAGTCGTCTGGTGGAAAGGGTGGTCAAGGTGAACTCCGGTGGTGAATGTGTGTAACCTACCACAAACCCCACGCAATGAGCAAGAACCTTGCACTCCGAGGATTTACACTCCGGTGGTGAGGTTTGTTCACACCGTGGGTGAGGTTAGGTTTCAATTCAAAACTTTTGACAAAAAAACAGACGCAGTCCGTTCTTCTTTAGAAGAACAGTGAACTGGTGAATCTGATTCTGAATCTGAATCATGAATCTGAATCTGAATCATGAATCTAATATAAATTAATAATAATAACTATCGCGTGCGCGCTCGCGCACACGCATACGCGCTAGGGGGTTCGGGGTTTTCGTTTTGACTGCATGCATGTCGGTTGACATGCGGTGCGAGCCGGTATACATTCTCGGTATGTTGTCGGAAAGCCACTTCCCTGATCTCGCCAAGACTCTCAACCGATCTCTGCGGCGTTCAGAGAAATCGGACTGCTTCGAGTGGGTAGGGTTTCGAAACAAGGCAGGTTACGGCCTCGCCAGCAATTCAATCTACCGCAAGCATGGGACAAGTCTTGCTCACCGTCTCGCCTACCTGTGCACTCACGGCGAGTTGCTACCTCGTGAATTGGTCATTCGTCACAAGTGTGACAACCCGAGCTGCTGCAACCCAGAACACCTGATCCCTGGCACGAGGGGAGAGAACGCCGCGGATCGAGACATGCGAAATCGCACATCCCGAGGCGAAAGGCATCCGAACTCGAAGCTGAAAGAGCGAGACATTGCCGAGATTCGCGCGAGCGCCGAAAGCAATCAGGTTCTAGCCATTCGATACGGCGTGACGAAGCTTACGATCTTCAACATCAAGCACCGAAAGACCTGGCGACACGTCGCCTAGGGGGTCACAGGTTTCGGTCGAATGAGATTCAGACCCTTCTGGGTGATCGCGTAGGTTCGCACCTTACGTCCGCGGCGATGAACCAGATCGTCTTCCCGAACCAACCCATGCTGATGCAGGTGGCGGAGTGAATAGATCATCGCGCCCCTGGTCGTTCCTGGAGCGCAGCGTTCGATCAGCTCCTTCACATCGAGATACGAACCATCGGCGTTCCGCTTGACCAGCGCACGCAGGATCGCCACCTGCTTGGTGGTCAGCATCGGCGGGCGACGCTTCGGGGGCAGGGGCATCAGGCTCACCACGCACCTCGCACGGTCTGGGCGACGGCGAAGATCACACCCGCCACACCGGCGATCACACCGAGGGTGAAGCCGAACAGGAAGGCAATCACAGCACGAGCCTTTCATGAACGCCCTGGCGATCGAACGCCTTGAGCGGAACCACCTCCGGCATGTCCTTGCGGCCCACATCGGGGTTCGTGTAAATTCCGTAGAGCGGGCTTGCGAGAACCATCTGCTGCAAGGCGTGCAGGCAGTCTCGGAAGCTCATCTTCGCAACCCGAGCCTCGCCAACCCCTCCCAGAGATTTTCCCGTCTTTTCAAGGGCTGAGTGGCTGTAGTAAAAGCTCTTTGTAGCGGCGATGATCGCCTCGCGCTCGACGTCGCTCTTGCCCATCACCTCCTCGATAATCGCTTCGAGGTCGGCGGGGTCACTGGCGAAGGTCGATCGGAAGAACTTGATCCCCACGTCGTATTTGTTCGAGCGCATCGGCTTGACGAAATGAAACCCCGCTTTGTGGGCGAAGAGGTTGTATTTCGACATCGAGGACTGGATCTCGATGAACCGCTTTCCCTCCATGCGAGAGGCGATGTTGGTGAAGCGGTATGCCAGGCCGGCGCCGCGATACATCGTGTCCACCACAACTCGCGCCACAACGCTCATGTTCGCGTTGATCCACTTCATGCGGAACTGGTTGGTCATCTTGTTGTCCTGACCGGTGGGCTTGAGCTTCGGCAGAACGACATGTCGCTCCTTCAGCAACAGCTTCGGCGATGCCATCACCAGGCAACCGATGAGCTCACCGCCCAGCTTGAGCGTGAAGTGGTGACTGCCGGCCGGCAGGGATCCCGATTGCTTGTAGTGCAGCGCCTCAAGCGTGCGCCAGTCCTCGATCGTGCCGCGCTGGACGGTCATCTCATCCAGCAACGACAGCTTCTGCCGCGGCGCGTTGTCGCGCTCAGCGACCCAGTCGAAATTTTCGTTGACTTCGAGAGATCGCAAAGCTAGATGCGTGTCACTCACCATGCGCAATGCTCTCAATCTTGATCCGGTCGTGGAAACGCTTGCAGATGGCGAGGGAAGGGGCGAGCTCGTCCCGCAAGTCAGTGTGGGTGGTAGCGACGATCAGGGTCTTGCCGAGCGATCGGGCAACCTTGGCGAGGTTCCAGGCGACAATCTTCGCCGTGACGCGATCGAGAACCGCGCCGAACTCGTCGGCCACCCACACGTCCGCGTTTGCCTCGACCAGCTTGGCAAGGCGAAACCGATAGCGCTGGCCGTCGCTGAGTTCGTGCGGCTTTCGGATGTAGAGGTAGGCGTCCGAGAGGCCAGCGATGCTCAGCAAACGGATGGCTTCGGCCATGCTGTCGCCGCCGATCTGGTCGATCAGAGGCTTGTCCTCGAATTCTACGCTGTCGATGTTCATGACGCGGTTGCCCGCGTCCGCGAGCGACTGCGAGAGTTCACGCAGCAGGACGGATTTGCCTGCGCCAGACTGTCCGTTGATGTAGACCACATCGCCGGAATTCACGTCCACCTCGACGTCATCCAGAACGACAAATTCCCGATCCTCTAGGCCCAGACCGAATGCTTCCGCGACCTTGATGACCCGATCCGAGCGCTCGACGCGGCTCTGGAATTCCTTTCGCAGAACGAACTTCATCACTCTTCTCCCTCATCATCGACCGAAGACAGCAGAATGCGGGTCTTGATCGCTTCCATCGCGCCGATGTGCAGCAGGGGCTGGTCGAAGATCGTGCTCGACCAAGCGGTGGTAATCCCACCCTCGTAGTTGGCGCCAACCAGGATAAGCGACATGACATTGCCGGCCTTGGCGTCTTTGAGGATCTCTTCCAGCATCTCGATGATGGCCGGATCTGCCGACGGCTCGCCGACGTCGTTTGCGACCGTCTTGCGGGTGAAAATGTCGATCGGATCAGGCACGAGCTTCCACCCAGTTCACGAATGCATCCGCGCCCTTCATGCCAGTCTCCTCTTCAATCTCGGCCATGAAGCGTCGCACGGCTTTCACCGCGGAGATCGGAATTGCGTTGAAGCCGAAAGCCTTCACGATACGCTCTTCGCTGGCATCGGTCGCCTTGACCTTCTCAGCGGTCTCGCGCTCCTGTTCGTCGATGTCGTCGTCAAGGCTGGTGGAGATCGCATCAATGTTCATGTCGCCCAGGTCTTCCACCAGGAAGTCCAGTTCATGGTCGTCGAAACCCAGTGCGGTGATGTCCACGTCTTCAGCTTCCGAAAGACGCTGAAGCTCTTCGGCCATGAAGCCGCTGTCGTATTCGGTCGAGGATGTCTTGTTGTGGGCGATGCGCGCCGCGTCAGCCTGGTTCTTGGTCAGGTGTGCCGCATGCTTCACCGGAACCTTGGTCTGTCCAAGGTTCACCAGAGCCTCGAAGCGACCGTGGCCGGCGATGATGACGCCATCCATATCGACGATCAGCGCGTCAAACAGGCCGTCCTGCTTGATGGAGGCTTGAAGCTTCTTGATCTGCTCCTTCGAGTGGATCTTGGTGTTGCGCTCGTAGGGCTTCACCTTGTCGATGTCCCACAGGACGGTCGGCAGGTTCACCAGATCGTAGGGGTCATTTGTGTTAGGCACTATGCACCTCAGTCGTTGAAAATGAAATCGAGGCCGTCGGGGTCTCGCTCTTCGAAGAACTCTCCGCTGTCGCAGCCTTGGCAGATCTTCGGCCGGCGGATGTTCTTGCAGCCCTCGCAATCGATGCCGTGCTTCGGCTCGATCTTGGGCAGATCTTCATCATCGCCGAAATCAAGAAACGTCATCTTCTTGACCTCTGGTCAGGATGTAGGCGAGGGCATCTCCGGCGTTCGTCAGCGAGTCCTCGCTGGTGAAGCCCTGCTCCTCCATGGTCTTGTTGATGAGCGCCGAGATGTTCGCTGCGTCGCTGACCGAGCAGCGGAAGCGCATCACCTGATGCGTCTTGACGGGCTTTGTGCGCTCTTCTGGAAGCTCCTCGTCATCATCGGACAGGTCGGGCTGGTCGAGGTCGAGATCGTCGATATCGACGGACAGAGAGGCGGTGAGGGCAGCGATATCGCGGCTGCTCCACGGCAGGATGTTTTCCAGAGCGTGGGCGTCGAGGTCTTCGATGAGCTCCGAAAGCTTGAGGGTGTCGTCGATCCCGTATCGGGCATTGTCGGCCAGGCTGATTTCCTTGGCCTTGTCGTCATCGATCAGCCCGAGGTTAATCGCCGGCACTTCGGTGTAACCCAGTTCGATCGCCTGTTCGCACCTGTGCCAGCCACCGATGCACTGGAGGCCGTCGTCAACCTCGCGCACCAAAATCGGCTTGAACATTCCGTGTCGTTCGATCGAGGCTCGAAGCTTTTCCTCGTTCTCGTGACTGACGACGTTGGCATTCCAGGGACTGGGTGCGACGGTCTTTGGATCGACCATCACGAACTCGGGTGTGTGTGTCATAACGCACATTGTAGGCGAAAATGCCTGCACTGGGAAGTGAAAGTTTTACCGAAAACAGCTTTACTAAAATCGGTAATACGATATCGGTAATGCGAAATCGGGATACCTAGACAGGTAAAGCTAAAACGGGTAATATGAACACATGAATCGTCCCATCGCTCGCGTCATCTGCAACCCCGTCGTCGCTATGGTCGATGGGATCGACGACCCCACCAAACTCGCTCTGTCTGACGCGATGAGCTACCTCGTCGAGGGCTCGGAGCACATGGGAGTCCCTGGCTGGGATGGACGATCGACCCTCTACGACTGGAACAGCGGCAAGTTTCCTGCGGGGTTCGTCACGACCGCGCTCGCCATTCTCCAGCAGCGCGGCTTCGAGGCTCAAATTCTCAAGAAGCCCTTGCCGGCACCTCTCGGCCCCATGCCGGTTCAGGGCAATTCGCTGGTCGATGATTTCCCCGCGGATCCCAATCGCGACTATCAGTTCGATTGCGTCAGGGTGCTTGAGCGTCACGGCAACTTCATTGCCCGCGTCGCCACTGGCGGCGGTAAGTCACGCATTGCCTCGCTCTGCATCAAGCGGATCGGGCGCAAGACGATCTTCATCACGACGCGGGAAGTTCTGCTCTACCAGATGGGCGAAGCGCTTGAGGAGGCTGGCTTCAAGATCAGCTACATCGGCGATGGCAAGTGGGACACTTCGGGCGATGTCGTTCTGGCGATGGTTCCCACGCTCGCACAGCGTCTCTCTGACTTCACATACGACCACTCCAAGAAGCTGACCCAAAGCGAGATCGACACGCTCAGGAAGCGTCACGAACGTCGCCAGAGGGAAGCTATCGAGCTTCTTGACAGCATCGAGTTTGTGATCGCAGAAGAAGCTCATGAAGCTGGCGGCAACGGCTATTTCGAGGTCTGCAAGGCACTCCGGCGGGCGCACTATCGGCTCGCGCTGACTGCAACCCCGATGATGCGCGATGGCGAGAGCAACGCTCGCTTGACCGGCATGTTCGGCCCCATTCGGATCGAGGTTACCGAGAAGCAGCTGATCGACAGCGGAATTCTTGCCAGGCCGTTCTTCAAGTTCATTCAGATCGACAAGAAGAAGCAGCCCACCACGCTGAGGCCGAGCACCCCCTGGCAGAAGGCTGAGGATCTCGGCATCGTCAACAACCATGCGCGCAACAAGCATGTGTGCGCCGAGGTTATTCGCGCCGCACGATGGGGTCTCACATCGATGGTGCTGGTCAAGCGCAAGTCTCACGGCCAAATCATCGACAGGATGCTCAAGCAGGCCGGTCTGCGCGGCGTCTACATCTTCGGCGACAGCAACAAGGACAAGCGCCAGGCTGCACTTGAGAAGCTTCGTGTGGGTGAATATGACTATGTCATCGGCTCGACAATCCTTGACGTCGGCGTTGACGTGCCTGGCGTTTTCCTGCTTGTCCTGGCCGGCGGCGGAAAGGCAGAAGTTGCAATTCGCCAGCGCATCGGCCGCGGTCTGCGAGGCAAGAAGAACATGCCCAACTTCAGTCTTGTCGTGGACTTCGAGGACCAGAACAACAAGCACCTCATCAAGCACTCCAAGGCGCGGCGTGCAATCGTCAGCCAGACCCCAGGATTTGCAGAAGGTATTATTCCCCACGGCAGGGACTTCGACTTTGTCGGACTGGGCTTTCAAAGACCCTTTGAGGCAGCTGCATGAAAATCAACCCTCCGATCGATCTGACCGTCACCACCATGACGGTCAAGGTTTCTTGCGGCGCCCAGGAGCGGCTCAGGAAGATCGCCAAGGACAACAACCTGAATATTCAGGACGTTGTTTCTGTTTGTCTGCTGCACATGCCGGAGAGAGAGATTGTGCGGATTGCTGAACAGCAAAAGGCTGCGCTCGAACAGTTGAGCCCAGAGGCTCGCGCAATGCTGCGCAAGATGAACAAGCTCTCGGAGGGTGAGCGGGCGCTGCTTCGGGGCATTCTCGCGTCAGGGGAATAATTTCTCTTGCTGGGGTGCATGTGTGTTGCTATACATTCACCGAATTGACCAATCGGTCTCCAGTTCGGGAATATCACATGACCTACTTCTACCGCCTTTTGGCATTTCTCATGCCCACCGCTTCTGTCGATCGGGCTGTCGCTTTTCTGACCAAGGCCGCAGCAATGCTGCAAGCCGCAGAAGATGCGCAGAACAAGCACGCCGAGTTTCTGAACAGCCAGATCGCGAGCCTCGAAGCCGAGCGCGTTGACGCTCTGAATGAGGCCGCTCGCGCCAAGCGCGTAGCCCAGAAGATCGCCGAACTTTCGGCCTGACGTTTCCGTTCCTTTCCGTCAGGTCAGGAGCCCTGCGCTGTGTTGTTTGCCTCACCCCCGAAGATCATTGGCATCTGTGGTTACCCTGGCCACGGAAAAACCACAGCGCAGGGCATCCTTGAAAAAATGGGCGTAGAAGCCCGAGACGACGCGGCGATCCTTCGCCAGCGCGTCATGCAGGAGTTCGATCTCACCGAACACGACGTTACGACGCAAGAGGGCAAGCTTCGCGTCGTCCCTGGCCTGAACGGCGAGATGATGACCGTGAGAAAGCTTCTCGGAGACTACGGCCAGATTCATGGCGAGCTTCCTCACGGTCCCAATTACTGGGTCGAGCAGGCCATCGAGCAGGTGCGCAAGGACGGTGTTCAGCACCCCGTGTCCTTCGGTTCGCTTCGCCGCTCTCAGCCTTCTGCGGTCAAGGCTGTCGGAGGGTTTGTGATCGCAATTCACGACCCTCGCAAGGAGATCTCTCAGCACTACTTCGATGAATATGACTACGACGACATCGATGTCATGGTCATCAATGATGGCGAACTTCGCCAGCTGAAGTGGATGATCTTCTCGTCTGTTCGGGAATACCTCGAACTCACCAGAGAGCAGTGCGGGCAATTCACTCAGTGGGTTCTCAGTGGCAGCTAAGACCGACATCGAGGGCGATGTTCGGGAGCGCATCTTGCAGTGCGACATCGCGATGCTCAACGACCACGGCGTGTCCGACGAGGTTCTCTCGATTGTCTCGGCTGAGCATGCCGCCAGGTGCGAGCGGATCTGCAAGATGATCGATCCCTCGTTCGGTCGGGCGATGCTGCTGATGATCTCCGCGGCGCTCCTGTCTGCCGCCAAGCAAATCGATGACGCCACGGTTCTGGAGCCTGAGATCATCACGCTCCCGAAATTTGAGGATAGCTGACATGATGGGTTTCGCTCTCGGTTTCGCTCTCAAGCACCCCGTCGCCGCTCAGGTGATTGCGAACATTTGGGGCGTTGTGAAGCGCTATTGGAAGGTCGCGCTGGCGCTGTTTGTCTTCGTGGGCGCGTGGATATGGTTCAACAGCTGGAAGAACGACCTGATCGAAACCGCTGACGCGGCCGGCTTCGCTCGGGCAGAGGCTCAGTATGTCGAGGCCGTCGAGCGTGCCAACGAGCGTGAGCGGAAGACACAGGCCACCTTGGATAAGCTGGCCGCTGCGTTTGGCCCCCTTGCGCAGATGCGCGAGCAGCGGGTCACCCTCACCGTCCAGCCCATGATCGAAAGGATCAAGAATGAAGTCGCCAATGACCCTCGCTATCGCGAGTGCGCTGTTTCTGACGGCGTGCTCTTCGACATCAACGCTGGACGTGCCGCCGCAGACGCGAGCATCTCTGCCTCCGCTCCCAGCAGCCCTCGACAGGGATCCTGAGCTCCTGGGCATTCTTCCCAACGGCGAAATGGGCACGCTGGCGATCGACAGCGCAGAGATGTCTGTTCGGTATGGCGTCCTGGGCGTTCGATACAACACCCTGCGCCAGTTCTACCTCTGCGTTCGGGAGGCTGTGAATAGCCAGAAAGATGTGGAGGTCTGTCTGTGAGCAACTGGCTCTATCTGCTCGGTAGCCTGTGCTTTGCGCTCGGCACCATTCTGAACATTCTGAAGTCATGACCCAGTCCCGCATCGACTCCGCAATGGAGACCGTCACCAACACTGCGATCGGCTACGTGATCGCCGTCGTCGCGAACGCTGTGATCCTGCCGGCAACCCTGGGCATCGAGGTTTCGATGGGCGACAACCTGCTCATCGCGGCGCTCTTCACCGTCATCTCACTGATCCGCGGATACCTGATCCGGCGGATGTTTAATGGCCGATCGGTTTGGCAGGCCGTGAAGAATTGGTGGAACGAGGGTCTTTGGCCGCGCGGCGAGTGCGCGTGGTGCGATTATGAGCGCGACGGTCGCTGAGACCTCTTGCGCGAATCAAACTGCATGCTAAGCAACACGCATTATGGATGCTTCGCTCGAAAACGCTAAACCATTCACCGTCGCAACGCTTGCCAAGCGCTGGCAGTGCGGAGAGAGCACTGTCCGCAATGCGATAAATCGTGACGAACTGGCTTTCTTTCGCATAGGGTCGCTCATTCGCATCAGCGCGAGTGAAGTGGAGCGATTCGAATGTCAGCGGAATATAGCGTCCAGCGGCTCAGGGGCGGATATGCCCTCGTGTGGAGAGATCCAGACGGAACACGGCGCCGCCGAAGGCTCTACGCGGAAGATCGCGCGGGCGCGGAGGCCGAGGCACGTAGGGTCTGGCAAGAGGCAGATGACAATCCCTGGACGGTAGGCAAGCTGATGAAGGCTTACATGGCGTCGATCGCCGAGAAGCCTTCTCACCAACGTCGCCAGGATGCCTGGAAGGCGATGAAGCATTTCTGGGAGAGGACCGACCCAGAGTTGATCGATGTGCAGATGTGCCGCGATTATGCCGCTCAGCGCCACGCTGGAGCAGCTACAATTCGATATGAGCTTCTTCAGGTTTCCACAGCCCTCAAGTGGGGCAGAGCGAACAGGCACATCTCTGTGACGCCGGAAATGTGGTTGCCGACCGCGCCTGAGCGAAAGGTCAGACATCTGACTCACGAGGAGTTCGAGGAGTTCTTCGCCCATGTCAAAGCGCCGCATGCTCGGCTCTACGTTCTGCTGGGGCTCTACACCATGGCTCGGCCGGCGGCGATCCTTGACCTCACATGGGATCGGGTGGACTTCGCGCGCGGGCTGATCGATCTCAATCCGGCGGGCCGCAAGCAGACCGTGAAGCGCCGGCCGACAATCCCGATTGCGGCGGATCTGCTTGAACCTCTCAAGGCCGCATACGAAGCTCGACAGAGCTCCTATGTGATCGAGCATGGCGGCACCAAGGTGCTCAGCGTCAAGAAGGCGTTCAAGGCGGCAAGCGACCGATCGGGTGTGTCTGTAACGCCATACACACTGCGCCACACCGGAGCGGTCTGGGCTGCTGAAGCGGGCGTCCCCATGACCGAGATCGCGCAATACATGGGGCACGACGACGACCGCACCACGCAGAAGCACTACAGCCGGTTCAGCCCTGGATATCTGTCGGGTGTAGCCAATGCGATCAAGAGGAGGGCGGCGTAGGTTCAGTTTGAACCTTCGCGCCCTGTCTCTTTAGCGTCTAAGTGATTGATTTATTGGTCGGGGAGAGAGGATTCGAACCTCCGGCCCCTGCCTCCCGAAAGCGTGGCTCCCACGCACAAATGGCGCATTTTCGTGGTTTCTCCTGCGGGGCCGATGTCAAATAATCCCCGATGTTCTCGTTTATTTCCACGAAAAGGTTCATTGTGAACCTAGGAGCACTGTCTTTCTGGTGACCTTGGATTCGACTGAACCCATGTCAGCGGACAACAAAACGTGTTGACCCGATCGGGGTGTGTGCTAAACGAAACGCACGCACAGTCTGCAATGCAAAGGAACATCATGCAGAAGACATTCGATCGCATCTACAAGCGCGACAGCAAGGGTAAGCTGCGCGTCTGGTTCATGGAGCAGGACGGCTCCAAATATCGCACACACGCCGGCCTCGATGGCGGCTCGATCGTGACCAGTGAATGGACGCAGGCCGAGGCCACCAATGTCGGCCGCTCGAACGAGCGCGATCCGATTGCACAGGCCACCTTCGAGATCGAAGCAGCCTACGAGAAGAAGCTGACCCGCGAGTATCATCGCACTGTGGAAGCGACCTCGGCCGGCGCACACTTCTTCAAGCCCATGCTTGCGCACAAGTATGAGAAGTTCGAGCCGGGTTTCGCTCAGTGCAAGCTGGATGGCGTTCGCTGCATCGCGACCAAGGCTGGCATGTTCAGCCGCGAGGGCAAGCCTATTCCTGGCGCCCCGCATATTCACGAGGCGCTTCAGCCGTTGTTCGAACGCAACCCCAATCTCGTTCTCGACGGCGAGCTCTACAATCACGAGTTCAAGGACGACTTCAACGCCATCATCAGTCTGGTCAAGAAGGTCAACCCGTCGCCCGATCGCCTGGTCGAAATTCGCGCCAAGGTTCAGTATCACGTCTACGACATGCCCTCGCACGAAGGCAACTTCGAGGATCGATCGGACGAGCTGAACGATCTGATCGCCGAACTGGATCACCCGTCGATCATCGATGTCGAGACCTACATGGTCGGCTGCGAGCTCAGCTACGACAATTTGCACGGCAAGTGGCTCAGTGAAGGCTACGAGGGATCGATGTGGCGTGCCAACGCGCCCTACGAGCAGAAGCGCTCCAAGACGCTGCTGAAGAGAAAGGAATTCCAGGACTCCGAGTTCGAGGTCGTGCGCATCGAAGAGGGTCTGGGCAACTGGTCTGGCATGGCCAAGCGCGTTGTGTGTCGTCTTCCTGACGGTCGTGAGTTCGGCGCCGGCATCAAGGGCTCGATGGAGCGCGCTCGCGAGCTTCTGCACGAGGATCACAAGGTCGTCACGATCCAGTTCTTCGCACTGACACCTGACGGCGTGCCGCGTTTCCCCGTTGCTACCAAATTCCACGGTGCTGAGCGCACCTTGTAACCAGACATGACCCGCGCACTGGATCGTGGAGCTCAGGTCGATCGATCCAGTCCGGCGATTGTGCCGAGGACGGAAGGCAGACGTCGTGACAGGTCGGAGAGACGGCCAACCACTATCCCGAAAGGAATCTCATGAACTGGAAATTTTGGCTGAACCCATGGGGCTACGCTCGCGAACTGGAGCAGGGTCTGTCTGATCTGATCGCTGTCATGGAAGACGATGACATCACCTACCGCAGGATCATCACCTACGGCAAGATCATCGCGGCAGCGGCCGCAGACTTCGCGGTCACTTTCTCGGCGCTCAATGACATCGTCGATGCTTGCGATGCGGTCGCCTCGCCAAATGGAACCGCTCGCAAGGTTCGTCGCATTGCCGCGGAGCACATCGAACTTCTCACAGCGAAAAGCGTCGATCTCGAACTGAGCCGTCGTGTTCGCGACAAAATCAAGAAGAACGCAGCGGCGCCCGTTGAGACCGACGAAGCCCAGGAAACGCCGGAGGTCGTCGAGTGATGGGTTTGGCTCGGCATCGTCTCCGCGCCAGAATTCTGGGAAGCCGTCGCACCAATGACGAGAAGCTGAAGCATGCTCTTGAGGCTCTTTCGGCTATTATCGTGCGATGCGAGAGCATCTCGCGGCCCAACGGCACCACCAACGTCATCGCCAGGATCGCGACGGCGGGCATCAATGGCGATGACATCGAAGAAGCTGGCCGGCGACCTTCGCGGACGTGATTTCGCTTACATTGTGAAATGATTTGGTGTAGAGCAACACACATGCAGCAAGAACAGCAGACAGCAGCACAGCAGAGACAACAGAGCTTCGCAAAGCTTCTGGAGTGCGAGGGCCATCAGGTTCTGGTCTATCTCATTCGAGATGAAGCAGATGCTCTTGGGGTCGTCTTGCAGATGTGGGTTGCTCACACCGACGAGCAGCTTCGCGCACACGCCAGCGTCGAAACCGATGAGCAGGCGATGGAGATGTTCAACTCGATCAACGCCGAGGCCATCGACGATGTCGTCAAGCAGATCGGCCTTCTGGAAATCATCGAGGATCTCGTCTGATGGAGGATCTCGCCGCAGAAATTGTCGCCAAGCACGAGCCGGCTGAGGGTTGGCGAAAATCGGACTCGGAGCAGCGGCTGTGCGAAGTCGCGCTGACCATGCTGGAAGAGATGGACCCCGATACGGTCGATGAATGCTTCGAAACGATCGTCTCGGTGGTGGAGACTGAATATGGCGAGTAAGGTCATTCTCGTCACCGGCGGGCGCTACTTCAATCTCAAGGATGCTGTTCACGAGATCCTGAGCGCTGTTCACAAGCGCTATGGCATCTCGGAACTTCACGAGGGTGGGGCGACCGGTGCGGATGAGCTCTGCAAGCTCTGGGCGCTCGCGCACAACATCCCCGTGTTCACCCACGAAGCCGACTGGAAGGTCTTCGGCAATCGCGCTGGCGTCATGCGCAACTCTCGCATGCTGCGCACCGCTAAGCCCGATCTGGCGATCGCTTTCCCTGGCGGCACCGGGACGGCCGATATGACATCGAAGCTGATCGCCGCCGGAATCCCCACAATGATCTCCAGCTATCTCGATGGAAGCGACGAGACTGAAATCACCTGGAGCATCATCAATGGCTGAGGCCGTTTCTTTCGCCGGCGTCAATCGCCTCTTCGAAATGCAGCCCTATCACGAGGGCGACCAACTTTCCCCGATGCTCCCTATGCCCGCATTCCAGGGCAATGTGCTGACCTACACCTGCTGGAAGCCCAGCGAGAAGGAAATGCAGGAGATCATTCGCACCGGTGAGATCTGGCTTGCGGTTCGCTGTGGTTCGCGGCCGATGCAGCCGCACTGGCTGGGTTCGCTCTCCCACGTCAAGAGTTCCTGCGCTGGCATGGGCAACATGTGGAATCCCGATCGGCCCATCCCCCCGCCGCTTGGAGAGCCGCCTCTCGAACCGGCTTAGAAACTGCATTGATCTCGCGCTCAATGTGTGTAAACCATAACGCATGCAGAGGTTGAACATGACGCACGCCCCCAATATCGAGCAGGCCCGCAAGCGCTTCGTCAGTCGCATTGCTTACGCATATTTTCAGACCTGGATCAGCTTCGGCTTCACTGGGCCGGAGTTCTCCTATGAGCGGGCTCAGAAGATCGCGCAGGATCTGGCTAACGAAGCATTTCCGGCTCCTCAGCCGCTGATCCTGTCGGAGGACATGATCGACCCCGAATGGCTCAAGGAAGGGCTTGCGGGCGTTCTTCAGATGCTCCCGCCGGTCAAGATGTCTGGCGCTCACTCCGTGGAGCCTCGCTATGCCTTCTGACGTCACGCACCCCGGCTACAAGCGCGAGCGTCAACGCAAGTGGGATGCGCGCTTCCTGGAGCTCACCGACCTAGTTCGCAGCTGGTCCAAAGACCCGAGCTCGAAGGTTGGCGCGGTCATTGTGAACGATGATCGCGTCGTCGTGGGCATGGGCTACAACGGCTTTCCGCGCGGCTGCGACGATAGTGACGAGATCTACGCCGATCGGCCCAAGAAGCTCGCGCGGGTTGTCCACGCAGAGCTCAACGCGATCCTCAACGCCAACGGCAGCACCAAGGGCACGACGCTCTACCTGTCGGGCTTCAATGGACCGCCGTGCGACCGCTGCTCTGCTCATGTCATCCAGGCTGGCATCAAGCGCGTCGTCTACCTCGATACCGGCGAGCCCCTGCCCGAGCGCTGGCGCGATCAGATCAACACCTCCTTCGAGATGCTCGAAGAGGCCGGCGTGGCAATCGAGGGGCTCAAGCTGTGACAGAGATTTTCGTCTTCGGCTCAAACAGGGCTGGCTTTCACGGCAGGGGCGCAGCGAAGGAAGCGCTCGACCAGCACGGCGCGATCATGGGGCAGGGAGAGGGGCTTCAGGGCAATAGCTACGCCATCCCGACCAAGGGCTACATCAACAGTCTCACCGGCCGCTTCTCGCGCCTCCAGCTTTGGGAGATCGAGGCTCACGTCGCGGCGTTCAAGATGTTCGCAGCCAGTCGCCCCGATCTCACATTCCGCGTCACGAAGATCGGATGTGGGTATGCTGGCTACACGTTCAAGCAGATCGCCCCTATGTTCAAGGGCTCACAGCCCAACGTCAAGCTTCCTATTGAATTTCAACAGGTTATCGGCGGTTTTTGAGCCGAGTGCATGCAAGGCGACACACATGAACAAGTTCCCATCGATTGAGCAGTTTCGACATGTCGTTCGCGCTGAGCGCGATCAGGCAGCATTCGAGAGCCGCGAGCCGACCACTCGTCGCTACCGCGGCACGGTCAAGATCCACAGCACCAATGGTGGCATCTACTGGAAGAGCGGCCAGTCTGAACTGGTGTTCATGAGTCGCAACCGCACCCTCAAGGTCGGTGATGATAATGCTGGCTTCGCCGCGCATTTCTCCGACGGCTACAACCAAATTGCTATCAAGGTGGTGATGGTCGATCTGGCCATCTCCAACCGCGTTCCCAATCACGAGGACATCACCGTTTTCGGCGAGTGGTGCGGCGAGGGCATCCAGAAGGGCGTTGCCGTCAACGCGCTGCCCAAGATGTTCGTGATCTTCGCTGCTCGTGCTGGCGATCGCTGGCTGGAGCACCTGGATTTCGAGCCCCGCGAGGACGCTGGCATCTTCTCCATCTCGATGTTCCCGACCTACGAGATCGACATCGACTTCTCGCGGCCCGAAAATGTGCAGAACACCCTCGTGGAGCTCACCGAAGCTGTCGAGCGCGAATGCCCCGTCGGCAAGCACTTCGGAGTCCAGGGTATCGGCGAGGGTATCGTTTGGACGCCGGCCACTGGCGACAACAGCGCCAAATACTGGTTCAAGGTCAAGGGCGAGAAGCACAGCGTCTCCAAGGTCGCTAAGCTGGCATCCGTGGACGTCGAGCGCTTCCGTCAGAAAGAAGAACTGGTCGCGGCGCTCTGCACCGACAACCGGCTCCAACAGGGCATCGAGCACCACCTCAACGAGGCCAAGCTCACCCTCGAAATGCGCGACATCGCACCGTTCCTGCGGTGGGTCTTCAACGACATTGCCAAGGAAGAGACCGACACGATCGAGGCCAGCGGCTTCACCGTCAAGGAGCTCAGCAAGCCGATCTCTGACATCGCCAAGCGCTTCTTCCTGACCTGTCAGAGATCGGCGTCCTGGTCCGCATGAGCAGCATCCTTGCTCAGGCCGAGTTCGAAGGCATCCAGTATACCGTCGTAAAAGAGGTCACGACCGGCGACTTCATCGTGATGGGCGAAGCCAGAATTCGCAACGCCAATCACGAAGAGAAGGTTGCCCGCATGGATTGCAGGGTCACCCACGAATCCACCGTCACCTTCGGCGCCCCAGGTGTCTCTCCGCGACACAATGCCCTCGTCATGGGTCAGGAGTGGATTCACCCCAAGCTCAAGCACCACATCATGATCGAGCAGGGCAAAGACCCGTTCCAGGAGCGCTACGCCGACCCACTGATCGACCAGCACGTCGCAAAGGTCCGCGCAGCAGAAGAGCGCCGCCAAGCTCAGGAGCTCGCCGTCAAACAGGCCCGCGAGAAACGCGAGCGCGCCGAACTCGAACAAAACCCCCTCTTCGGACTGTTCTAACCAAGGAAAGCACATGAAATTGAAGCACCTCCTCATCGCGCCCCTGGCAGCGTTTCTGCTCGCCGGTTGCAACGAAGTTCCCAGCGCCGACGGCTACACCTTCGGCCAGCCCGAATACTTCAAGCCCACCAACACCGTCGAGACTGTCGTCCACGAAACCCCGCTCAAGCTTCGCCAGGCTGCTCAGAAGCTCGGCGTCAGCGTCGAGCCCGATCGCAAGCTGATGGCGTTCGCGCAGATCTATCCCGATCGCTGCGTCATGCACGTCGTCGAGCCGACCTACCTCTACCAGCCGGAGTTCATCGGCCACGAGTTCTCTCACTGCGTTTGGGGGAGCTGGCATCAATGAGCCCCATCCTCGAACAGGTGCGCCAGGAGGGGCGCCAAGAAGCCCGTCAGACCAATTCTCTGCTTGCAGCCATGGAGCGCGAGGAAGCCTACGAAAAGGGCAAGGAGGAGGGCTGGTTCGACGCCCGTCGTTACAACAAGCGCTGGGAGCGCTTCTGCTTTCTTTTCGGCCTCGCCGTCACCGTCCTCTTCTACGAACTGGTGCTTTACCCATGACCACGATCGCCACCGACGGCCGCTCCATCGCAGCAGACGGCCAAATCACTGGCTGCGGCACGATCCACAGCACGTCGTTCAGCAAGCTCCACCGGCTCGAAGATGGCTCTATCTTCGGCTTCACCGGCGCACCCTTTGACAAGCAGGCGTGGATCGACTTTCTCGAAGGTCGAACCGACACCCTGACCGCCTTTGAGGACAGCGAGGCATTGGTGCTCAAGCCCGACGGCACGGTGCTCTGCTACAACCACATCGGCCGCAGCTATCCTCAGACCGTCCCAGCGGCAACTGGAACCGGCGCCCCCGTTGCCCTGGGTGCGATGCTTGCCGGCGCCACCGCATCCGAGGCCGTCAAGATCGCTACGCTGGTCGATACCTACTCCGGCGGTGAAGTGCAGGAGCTCTCGATCGACAATCAGGTGCGCATGGATGGGTAAGCGAGTTCCTGGCGCCAGCCAGGAATCGAGCGATCGATCCACCAGCACGGTATGATACGTTCGGAGGGTGTCAGTGTAGCCTGTGCCCAGTGGGCACAGGCGTAGCTCTTTCGACATCGTCGATACCCACGGTCACCATGGTCCAACAGGGGCATGGCACCCATGGAAGTGGATGGCACCCATGTAAAATACCACCCGCGGCACCCATGGCACCCAGCGGATCTGATGGAAGTGGATGGCACCCATGGGCTGTATGGGCGGCTGTGGATGGGGGAGCGTTCGGAACACCGGCGGATAGGCGGGATCCGGGTGGGGTCGGTCGGAAAAACCTAAGACTTCGCTTGACACGATTTTTCGGTTGACACTGATTCGAGCGAATCGGTGCAAGTGATTCGCTAGGTGATTCGGTGCACCTAGCTAGAACGCGCTCAGAAGCGCGAGAAATGCGAAAGCGCGCTAGGTGGTGGTAACCTAGCGCGCTTTGCTTTGCGTCAATGCTAGGTGCACTAGCGGTCAAGCTAGTGCACCTTGATTCTGTTATTGCATGAAGGTTGCGCGAAAATATGCAAAGAAACTGTGATTCGCGTCAATGCTGATTGCGTCGCGTGACTTTTCGACCGATTCGATTCGACCGAGTCGCAGAACGTCAAGCACATTGCGCGATTGTGACGATTGAGTCGGTGCACCACCAGACATAGCTGCATGTTGATACTCTGAGAGAGTCTTAGCAAGTTCTTCATCAGTCAAGACTTTTGACATGTCAGCAGACGACAAGAAACGCTGGTTAATTCGATTCGTGACAATACCAACACCGCGGTCGCTTGCAATCATGCATGACGCGATAAACGCACGAGTCACGCGCTCAAGCTTTTGACTGTTACCACAAGCGAACTGCGCAATTTCAACGATTTTCTTAAGTGCTTTTGCATTGAACATAGCAGACTCGGTCACTTTGCGTTCAATGACAGCGCTAGGTTCGACGTTCAGCGCGAGAAACAAACGCGCAACCGCAATCTGATTCTTGACGATACGCGCACGCTCACGAGTATAGCTATTTTCACTTGCAAGATTCAAACCTTGCGAAGATTCGAAAGTGTCGCGACGTTCAAGCGATTCGTTGATCGCAACCACCATTGCGTCAACCGCGATTGCGTCAAAAGCGAGCGCAACATCACGAAAAGAGACGACTTCAGCCGACTTGTTCTTACGATTCGACATAGCAATTCACCTCTAAAAACAGCTTCACTAAGACCGCACCGCTGCGGTGGTTCATCGCTGTGACTCGCTTTTAGTGCGTGTTTGCTGATTCGCACAAGCAAATAATGCCGGAAGAATTCGATTAGTCCGACCGCGATCCCTGTTTCCCTCGATCAGTCGGAATCTCTATTGGCGAATCACTTGCGACCTCCTAGGCGCGCGCACCCCGGCACATGTGCGCCCATGGGTGCAGGCGCGTGCATTATTGTGCATGTATGCCATCGCACTCCCATGTATGCCCATGGCCCCGTATACATACCGGCGCCCAGCCGTATATATACCCATCCAGCCATACCCATACGCCCAGCCAGCCGTATCCCATGGCTCCCGAACCTTCCCGATCTCCCGAACCTCCATGGATCCCCATGGCCCCGATCCCCGAAG